TGGATATTGTAACATTTCTTTTGCTTCTTTTTTTAAATCATCAATTTCTTTTCTTAATTGACCATTTAATTTTTTATGCTCATCATTGACAATTTTTAAAGCAGATATTTCAGCATCTTTCATATCAATAATATTTTTAAGACTTTGTATTTCGTTTTCTAATTCTTTAATCATGTATTGTTATTTTTTTTTTTGTTAATTTTGGAATAAATTTACCAAATTTTTGTCCTAAAAAAATTTCATGTTCGCTTGGTGGTTTATAATCACTATCTACTTCAACACATGATGTAAGTTTTCCAACTATTTTTGTATATTCTTCATGTCCTACATTTCCCCCCTCATCAACATCAGTGATATTAAACTTATAACATTTAAGTGTATCATTTTTTTTATTATAGTCATAAAGTTCAATATAAACTTTGTTATCTGCAAAAAACATGTGATCTAGTAATTTTTTAATTAAATTTTTAAGTTTCATAACAATATTACACCTATTACAAAGCCAAGTATGAAGCCAACAATATATTCTCGGTTATAAAGTGACCACACACCTAGTCTTTGTTTTAATTTATTAAAATGGTGGTAAATCATCGTCCATATCTTCCATTTTCTGAATAGGTTTAGCATATTCAGGAGATGCTGGTTGTGCTTCTGTCATTGGCATTTCTCTATATTGTGGCATAGCTTGACCTATTGGTTTCATACCATCAACATTAGGTTGTGGTTTAAAAGGTTTTATCATTATAAAACTTAAAACCATTTGCGTATCTCCTTTATCATATTTATTTGGAGATTCGTTTGTTTCTGTTTTTGCAAACCATTTTCCAGTATAACCTTGCCTTACAAAGTTCTGAACTCCCTCTGTATTATACCATTCGTCAATTTGTGATAGCTTATATTTTTTCTTTGTTAAGCTACAAGTAAATAAACTTTTGGCATCAGCTTTATACTCAAACTTTGGTGCTTTTTTTCCTGTACTTCTTAAATACATAGTCAAAGCACAAAAAAGTGTTTTTTGTTGTTGTTGGTACATTATTTTCTCCTTGTAAGTTGATTATATTTTCTGACTTGTTCATTAAAAAGTAATTCTGATTTATGACAACTTAACAAACCAAGAAAAGCTTTTATATGCTCTTTTTTGTACAAGATTTGTCTAGCTTCAAAGTCAGCATTATCTTTAGGTAATCTTACAATATACATTTTGTTAATTTTTTTGCCTGTCTGTTCTTCATAAGCAAGTTTATAACCATGTACTTGTAAAATCATGTTAATAAATATACCTTTGCTTGTTTTAATATCTATTAACCAAAGATTGCCTTTAGGGTCTATTGCTACTAAATCCAAAGTTCCACAAAACCCTCTTTCAGAATATAAGATCTTTTCTGACTCAGCTAATTTAAGTTTATGTTTTTTCCAAAACTTCTTAAATTTATCAAAACAAGATTTAACTACAGGGTCGCTAGGTTCAGTAAATTTTTCTCCTTTAAGCCACATTTCACAAAATTTGTGAACCATAGAACCAATATTTAAAATATTATCTCCTTGTTTTTTTGCATTTGTTTTAGCATTTAAAACAATATCTTGTATCTTATCTATTGGTATTTCTTGTCTTTCCATCTCTTTTTTAATAGCATTTACTATATTATTAATTTTCCAATTTTCTAACATTGGACTTGCTAATTTACCTAGAATTGTACTCATACCCACTACATATTCGTTGTTATGGATATAAACATGCTTTTCTTGGTTAAACTCTATTTTTTTACCTTGCTCTGTAACTATCTGCATAACCATTTACCTCTCTTTTAGTTAAAAATTTACAATTCGCATCATCAAGTGGTCTAGTAAAATAATCCATATCTACATTAAAATACTCACTTAATCTTTTAAGATTTACAAATCTACATTCATTAGTACCTTTCTCGTATTTTTGTTGCTGTTGAAAGGAAACTGAAAGTTTATTTGCAACTCTTGTCTGCGTTTTGTGTTTGATTAGTCTTATTTTTTTTATTTGTAAGCCAACAACATTTGTCATTATTTGTTCATTCATTTTATCAGAAACTCCCCATTGACTTACATTGTGTTGAATCGCATTATTTATTGATTCAAGAGTTTCGTTTTTTCTGCCTATCAGCATAAAACCCCCATTTCATTTTCTCCTCTGTTGATTGATTTTTAAAAGCTTCATTGAAGCATATCCTACATAGTAAGCTATTTGCCCACATACTAGAATCCGATTGAAACCAAGCTAATGTATCTGCTTTTGTGGTAAAACATTTAGCACACATAAAAGCTAGTAATTTTTTTTTAGTTAAGGACACTGTGACCTCTATTGGTTAAGCATTTACGATATATTGATTGATGTTCAGTATCAGCATCAACACTCCCTATCCAAAAAATAATATTGCTTAAAAAATTAGTATTATTATCAGCTATAGTTTTGCAGTGTTGTAAATCGTTTGTGATTTCTTTTGCTTGATCTGTATTAAATGTTCCTGACTTTCCAGCACTATCAATTACTGGATTATAAGCACAACCATTTAAAAAAGTGCAAACGAGCATTGTTAAAAGTATCTTTTTCATATCTTGTTTTTTCCTCTCTCTACATAATAGCTGGGTGGTACTTAATCTTGTGTAGTTTCCAAGCTATGTTTTTTTTCTTTTCTTGTAGCTTCCTCAACTTTATTAACAAAGTCTTTTCCATTTCTATTGACTTGTCGTATCGTTGTTGAAGCTTGGGTAATTGTTTTTCCATAACCCATTCTCCTTAGTTTTTCCCCTATCTTTATAATAGGAGTATTTGGGTGGAACTCCACACCAAATTTTTTATAAACATCTTCCATCAAATTAAATGATGGTGTTTTTAATATAAGTTTATCCATTTGCTCTCTCTTTTTCTAACTTTTCTTTGTTTTGATTTATATATCTTTGAGCATCTTTTTTTCTGATAAAATAATTATCCCTACTAATCCAAGTCTTATTATTAATTGTAATCATAAAATGGAATATTCTTTTAGTAGAGTGTACTTTATTTATTCCTATCATTATGCTCTCTCCTTTAAGTCAGGTTTTATATCCTCTAACATTCTTAAAGAAAAATAAACTGAATAAAGTTGTGAACCATCATTAGTCAATTTTTCTTTAGGTGTAATACCTAATTGATCAAAACCAATTTTAGGATCATATTTTTTATCTTTGTTGTGAACTTTAGAATGATATGTTGAGAATCTATCTATCAAAATATCATATTCTTCTTCTAGTCTTTGTCTTACTCCTACCATGCTCATACTCTCTCCTTGTTTAGTTTTTTTATTTAACATATTTGAGATTATGGTCATAAAAGAGTTGTAATTGCAATAGTAAATAAATGGCTATTTTATTGAGTTTTTTAACATATATTTCAACTCAAACTATAAATTGCAATAAAAAAACAAATCAGATAATAAAAGAATCAGAGGTATGAAAAATAAATTAGATATGATATTAAAAATTATTGCGTGAGCAATAAAGTATATAAATTTTCATATCTACTTTTAGGTTAAAAGCTTACAATCTTTAACGAATCATGTAAGCAAAACAGATAAGGGGTTCTTTGCTCTCTCTTGAACCCCTTGTCAAACAGAGAGAGGTGGATAGATGAGTCAATTAGATTTGTTTAGCGATTACAAAGCATTTCAAAAATCGTCAGATACAAGTGTCAAATCTTGGACACAAAAAAATAATAAACTTACATTACGAGAAGAAGTTTATAATCTTTTATCAGAGAGGTTATATTCAAACGAACAAATAGCAGATTCACTTGGACAACCTTTATCAAGTATATGTGCTAGAATAAATGAACTAAAAAAAATAGATTTAGTAGAAGATTCAGGTAAAAGAACTAAATCTAAATATGGCAGAGATTGTGTACTTTGGAGAAGAAAAAAATGATTGGATATTGTGTAAAATCTATAAAAAGAGATGAAACTTTAACTTGGTTAAAAAATATCCATTATGCAAAACGAGTACCAATGATTATGTATGCTTTTGGATTATATAAAGAAAATGTTTTAAGAGGTGTAATAACTTATGGAAAACCACCATCTAAAGATTTATGTATATGTATTTGTGGAGAAAAATATAAATCAGAAGTAACAGAATTGAATAGATTAGTTTTACAATATAATAAAAAAAACGAAGCAAGTTTTTTAGTTGCTAATTCCTTTAAATTATTGCCAAAACCTTTAATAATTGTTTCTTATGCAGACTCAAATCAACATCATAATGGTTATGTTTATCAAGCAACAAATTTTATTTATACTGGTTTAAGTAATGAAAGACTTAAATTTATTATGGGTGGAAAAGATTTATCAGAAAGAACATTATCTGGTATTCAAGGTAATTTAACAAGAGAACAATTTTTTAAAAAATATAATGTTAAAAAATCAAAACAATTAGGCAAACATAGATATGTCTATTTTTTAGGAAATAAATCTCAAAAAAAAGAAAGACTTAAAAATTTACTTTTAAAAGAATATCCATATCCAAAAGGAAAAAATATAAACTATGATTGGAATTTTAAACCAGAAACACAAGGTTTATTATTTTGAAAAAAAAACCTAATAAAAAACAAAAAGAAATGATGGATAAAATGGCTAAATATGGTTGTATTGCGTGTCATCAAGACAATATTTATTCTGAAGCTGAAATACACCACATTAGAAGTCATACAGGTTTAGCATTAAGAGATCACGATAAAATCTTGCCTTTGTGTCCAAAACATCATCGTTATGGCAAAATATCAATTCATTTAGGCAAAAAAGCTTTTATTGAAAAATATGGAACAGAAGAACAATTAGCAAAAAAAGTAAGAGAAAGGATAGAAGAATGGGATTCTATAACGAGTATATTTTAATATGAGTAGAAAATCAGGATATTTTATTTGTTACAGAGATATTTGGAGAAATCCTATATTTAAAAATTTATTACAAGCTAGTTGTTGGATATATTTTATAAGTTCTGCAAGTCATCAAGACAAAGAATTGAGGTTTTTAGACAATAAAATATTTGTTCGTAGGGGAGAGATGATTATGCCATTAAGAGTTACAGCTAAAAGATTTGGTATGACTTATTCTGAAATGAGGTCTTTTATACTAAGGCTAGTACGAAGAAAAATGATAACCACTAGAACAGCCCAGTTACATCATTGTGGAAACCACAAAAATAGAAAAGTAACTCTAATTCAGCTTATAAATTACGACAAATATCAATATGTAGAAAGTGAAAAACCAGTTACAAACCAGTTATCGCAAGAAGTACTAATAAACAAGAAACAATTAACATCTCTAAATATAGGGTCTAGCAAAGATAAGGTTGTTAATAATGGGTATAAGTTAATATCCGAATGGGGAGAATATAAAATATTATTAAAAGATGGCAAAAAATATTTAAAACATAAATGGAAGAATGAGCCAATAAAAGAGTACCAATAATGAGTTTTTTGCGTCTTTTTAAATATGTCAGAAAAAGATTGATTAAACTATCACTTGAAAATAAAATGTTAAAAAGGCAACTAGAATATTATAGAGCCATAGTAGAATCAATAGAGAAAAGAAAGCATTAAATGGTCAAGAAAAAGTCAAAATTTAGACACATATCAATAGGGTCAAAGAAATATTATTTTTTTGAGATTAAATGGTTAGATATATTAGGAGATAGTGGTCATGCTACTATGAAAGAATTTGAATCTATGAAACCAGCCATGATGACAACTAATGCTTATGTATTTAAAAAAGATAAAAAGTATTTATGGACATTTGCTAGTTATGATGAAGAAACCTTTAGTGATCGTAATGTTTTTCCTATTGGTTGCATAAAAGAACTTAAAAAGATAGAAATTTGATACCTTTTCCAAAAAAAAAATATAATATTATTTATGCAGACCCAGCTTGGCATTTTAAAACATATTCTGATAAAGGCACTAAACGATCTGCTTTACAGCATTATAATTGCCTTAATATTGATGATATTTATAATTTACCTATTAGGTCAATTTGTGATGATGATTGTATCTTATTTATCTGGGTTATTGACTCAATGCTTCCTGAAGCTTTGGAAACTATTAAAAGATGGGGTTTTAAATATAAAACAGTAGCTTTTACTTGGGTAAAACAAAACAAAAAATCAGATGGGTATTTTACAGGAATGGGTTATTACACTAGATGCAATCCTGAACAATGTTTATTAGCAACTAAAGGAAAACCAAAAAGAATATCTAAATCTGTAAGACAATTAATAATAAGTAGATTAGAACAACATAGTAAAAAACCTGACGATATAAGGAATAGAATTGTAGAACTTTGCGGAGATTTACCAAGAATAGAATTATTTGCAAGACAACGAGTAGAGGGTTGGGATTGTTGGGGAAATGAGGTATAAGAATCAGTTATGAAAAGCGACATAAATAAGGCAGAAAAGAAGAAACAATTAGGCAGACCACACAAACATATTGATAAAAAAGTATTAGCAAATTTAAGTCAGATTGGTTGCACACAAGAAGAAATAGGAAGTATTGTAGGAATATCTGCAAGAACTTTGCAAAGACGATATGCCGATTTATTAGAGGTTAATAAAAACAAAGGTAAAGCATCTTTAAGAAAAAGAATGTACGAAAAAGCTATGAAAGGTAATGATAAACTAATGATT